AAATAACAGGGTAGATATTAACTTCTTTGCACTCATGGTAAGGGCTCTTCATTTTTGTTTCGTAAAAGAGTTTGCCCATTTCGATATTGACTGTTTCGTTTGAAGCCCAAACATCACGAACGCCTGTTGATTCGTCGTAGGCAATTCGTGGGGTTAGGCACATAGCACATGTTGAGCCCAGGTTGTAGTAGGTGATTCGTTCTGGTTGTGCTTGAAAAAATTGGTCTTGAATGAATTCGCTTTTGCTCATTTGTTGTATCCTTGCAACTTTATTGTTATTATTATTTTGCTTTAGTTGACTAAATTTCTTTTAGCCGTTGATGTAGGAGCGGATTATATACAGTTCCAATAGGGATGTCAAGGGTTATTGCGAAACTTTGTTTTCTTTAAAAACAAGAACTTATGAAAATCTTTTAAAATAGTTCTTGAAAAATATCTGCCGCGCCTATATAATAATGTTGCATTAAAACAACGCACATAAAATATTTTTAAAATAATCTGAAATTAGGTGTTGCATTGTTTAAAAAAGAAATGTATAATTCGTTTTGTAGTGTTGATGAAGAGGTCAACCGTGTCGGGATAATCTACGGCGTCCGGTCCCTTGGAAACATTACCTTACTGTGAACTAGCACTTTGGGAAACCATGAATAACCTCTAGAGGGAGGTCGTGTGAGACAGTAATGAAACTCCTAGACGTGGGCAAGCCTAACCAAAGGAGCAATCGAAAACTCGATGATGAAGCAGCGTAAGCTCCCTGATATATAACTCCCTGATTCAAAGTTTATATTAAAGTAATACGAGAGGTGGCGAGTATAAATAAATTTCCTGTTATGCAGCGGATTGCAACCGAAACACGATATTAGTAGGCCGCATGGGAAGATAGATACATCTCTGGTCTTGTAGAGATAGCATATTGAGCTACAAGATGATACTTAAACAAGTATGACTGTAAATGGAAGCGCCGGGGTTTTGATACCACACAGGTATCATGGCATCAAGATGGGTGTAAGAGCCTAGGGGATAACTCTCTTGCAATTAGAGTTATACCAGTAAGATGTCTTAACGTTACGCAACTATGGTAGATTGGGTTGGTCTTTATGACCCGAGACGATATCGTTTTAATGTCTCATACCTAGCTATGTTAGGCCCAACTGTATCTGTAAGAAACGTAATAAACGTTAAGGCCTATACACCTATACTTTAAGTAAGTTACTATAGGTTATAGACTTTAACAAAACGGCCTTAACAAAAATAATAAGGTAGGCCACTCACTAGTGGCCCTGAACTAGATGATTAGTAATCTCCAATAGGGAAGTAGTAAACAACAGTAAGATTGTTTATTACGTTTCTAAGTTACTTAGGATAATATCCTAAAGTAATTAGTAATTATCTAAGTTTAAGTTAAATAATAAATAAATATCCTAAACTATAGTAATAGGATATTATCCCTATTGTTCTATATTTTATTAGAACCAATAGAAAAGTAATATAATCTAAGATAACTAAAGTAGAACCTTAACTTTAGGATTCTACAGTTAAATAGTTATAGTCTAAAATAAAATAAATTAGACTTTATTAAGGTTGCTAAAGCAACCATATAATCAATAGAAAAGTAATAATTAACTAAGACTAAGTTTTCTTAACTAGAGACTAAAACTTAGGAATCTACAGTAACTTTGGATAATAACTTAGGCTGCTTAAGCAGCCATAATAAACAATAGGAAAAAGGAATCTACAGTTAAGATAGTTACTTAAGCTTAATTACTTAAGTCTATGGTTAAGTCTATAGCTGCAGTAAGTTATTAAACTAAGGTAATTATTATTTATTCCTGCTATTGGATATAACTAAACAATTTCCGGAAATATAATTGGAGGTAGCTTTGATGCTACCTCCTTTTATTTTTGTCTACAGTAATTAAGTTATCTCCTATTGATTATTTATATTTAAGGAAGTTGCCTATGAAGCTACTTTAGACAAGGTAGCTAAATCGTGGTAAGTAATATACTCTACCCTAGATTACATTCCTGATTATTGTCTATGACCATGATTTAGCCTATACTAAATTATTCGGAAGTAATTAATAATTCATAGTTTCTAAATCTATATCATACGTATCTTTCCCTCATATATTTCCTTTCGTTCTGTTTTTAGTATTGTAGGGTTAGAATAAACAAGAATAATAAATCTACTACAGGATAATTTAAACCAGATGGAACATCCAAATAAAGATATCCAAGAACTATTTAATCTTTCTGCGGGTATCATATCTGCGAATGAATTACGCAAACAAGAATTAAAAGAACCTACAGTCGTAGAAAAAACAATATCTGAGATACAGCAAGAAAATCAGGAAACAAGGAAAACTATTCCGATTTTGTTTTCTTCTCAGGGAATAAAAGTCTCAGACGGTAAGATTACAAGAGCAAGGTATCTTGATGCAATATCCCTAGATTCCAAACTGTACGAAAATATCGTACTCACTGAATCTGAGGCAAGGTCATTCAGTGCAAGCCTAAGAAGGTCTTCTGATGGAGGTATCTCAGCTTATTCACCTATGGTTTGTCGTGGCGACAAATGTAAGGTAAAGGAAACCTGCTTAACGGGAGACTCTATTGTTTCCATGTACGATGGCAAAGGCGTAAGGCTGGATAGAATCAAAGAAGGAGACAAAATCATCTCCTTCAACACATCCACTAAAAGAATCGAAGAAGACTATGTCTGCGGTAAGGTCTACACTGGAGACTTTCCTGTTTACGAAATCGAAACTTCTGCAGGTCATGTTATCAAAGCTACATCAAACCATAAGTTCTATGGCATCAAAGGCCGAGGAAAGAAACCTCGATTCATTTCTATAGATGATGGACTATCAGTCGGCAGTAAGCTTGTGTACGAAGATTCATTCTGCACTGACGACGACTGTGAGACTTACGGAGACTGCCTGTTTACAACAATCGTATCAATAGAGCAGCTGGGTGTATTACCTGTTTACGACATTCAGGTAAGAAACAACTCAAACTTCTTTGCAGAGGGCCTATTGGTCCATAATTGCCACCTGTACAGCATAGGCAAGGCACCTGTTGGAGCACCGTGTATTTATGAACAAGATTTCTTGCGCAACCAGACGGAAAAATACTTCGAAGAATTTAATGTCCAGCCAGACAGCCCGACGGAAATGCATATGGTTGCTGAGCTCGCAGAAATCGACCTCTACGAAAGAAGGGTTACACAAATCCTCTCGTTAACCCATCAGGACTTCAGCCAGGACATCATAACAAGCTTTGATGTTAGCGGCAATCCTATTGTCAATGAGGACATCTCAAGATACCTTAATATCAAAGACAAATTAAAATCCAGAAGAGATAAACTATTAACATCTCTAATGGCTACAAGAAAAGAACGTGCGAAAATAGCCGTCCAAGCGTCAGGCGCCGCCATGATGTCTGGAAGTGCGTCTCTAAAAGACAAATTGGATGCAATCACAGCTTCATCCAGAGGCAAGTACGTAGACCCTTCTGTCGGGGATATCATTGATGGTAACTCAAAAAAGAAAGACCAAAAGTAAAAGAAATAAGCCCAATCTAAGCGAGCTTACGAAAGAGCAGAAAGCTAGAGGCAGGCACATTAAAAGCAATGGCGCCTACTTCAATAAGGACAAGAAATACAAAACTGGAAGATTCTATTCCAAAAAAGCCGGAAAGCCAGTTGACTACAGGTCTTCATACGAATACGCTTTCTACAGAGGGATGGACACTGACGCACGCGTCCTTAAGTACATCGTAGAGCCAATGAAGATTCCGTATACAGATAACGCCGGAATTAATAGAATCTATATCCCAGATGTCCTTGTATTGTACACAACAGGAGAGATGGAGCTATGCGAAATAAAGCCATCTTCAGCACTAAGGGCAGTTAATGTCCAGCTAAAAGCAAGAGCAACAGTTGCGTACATAAATGATAACAACCTTAATGTTAAATATAGGTTCATAACAGAAAAAGACATCTTCGAGAAATCGGGCGACTATAGAAAACTTCTGGAAAGAATGAAATGAATAAATTCGGCAACGTCATGTCCCTTGACTTTGAAACGACATCAACGAGTCCTGATTCATACTTAAAAAGTGTAAAGAGAGGCGTTGTTGAAAATAAACATAAAGCAAGAATATGGTCTATCGGTATAGCAACAAGAGACTCCGGAACAGAGGCTATCTTTAAGCCAAGCAAAGAACAACTCTCTTCAGAATCTGATATACTAAGCGGAAACAAATTCTACGCAGGCAGCACTGAATGGGCCTCTTACGTATCAGGCGGCAAGAAGGCTACCTCCGATATGCTAGAATTCGACGCAACGGACAGAAACATCCTAAAACACATGGATGATTCCTTTGCCTTTGGTAAGTCCGGTATGGTCTTAGTACAAAACCTAGGATTTGAAAGGTCATTCTTTTCCGCATTGGAAGGTTCTTCAGATTCAAAATTCATAGAGAGATTGCTAGAACAATCTCCCGATGGTAATACCAAATTATACACTCCCTCATCTGTCACAAAAGCAAAGGCCGAAGCTAAGGACGCTAGGACGCTCCAGGAGCTCGATAAGGCCATGGATAAGGTAATGGCAGCCTACGAGTCCGTTGACTCTTCTGTGGCCAAATACGAGGCACAGAGAGCTGCTCACGGTGGACTTCCAAAACTGTATGCAGCAGACTTAATGGATTTCACAAAAGCAACCTTCACAAAGGCAGCAGCACAAGGCCATATCCCAGAGATATACTCCGAAATGGGCCATAATGTAGAATTCCTAGCAAAGCTGTTTTTAGGAGAGGAAGAGGTCCACGGTGCACTGTCAGATGCCAGACAGCAAATAAGAATCTTCGATAAGCTGATAGGCATGAGAGATGAGATGATTGCAGGTCAAATCTCTGATGAAACAACCGGAATCTTCAACAAAATGAAAACAGCCTCCGGTACGGTCAGAGAAATGCAGGCAATGAAATCCATCCTATCCAATATAGAGAAGTTCAAAGAATCTGGAAAATGGGATTCAAAAGAACTTGTTGATACAGCCGTAGTTCCCTATATCAACACTCTAACTGGAGAGTCTGGTAATATCAAAGTCCCAAGGTATAATAGGAACATCTCTAATGACAGAGGATTCGCTAATTTCGTAGCAATGATAAACAGTCGTTACAGCGGAACGTCTGCACAAAAGAAACTGGAAGAAATCATTTCGTCCGCAGAAGGCAACATAGAAGTTGCCCAGGATTTGCTCAGAAATGAACATGCCTTCGCCAACGAGAGTCTAAGAGTCAAAGGCAATGCCGAAATTATGAATAAGGTTATCTCGGGAGAAGGGGTAACAACCGAAGAGCTTGCAAGACTAAGGCAAGTAAACATCTCTCAAGGAACACAAAAGTCAATTCCTCAAATAGCAGAAGATACCTACAATAAAGTAAGAAGCAGCAACGAGATTCTCCAATCTATCCTTCCAGAGAACTATAAAGTCGGTATTCCTGCAATAGGACTTGCAGCAGCGGGCGGTCTGTTATACCTAATGGGCGACTCATTTGACGATGACCTAAGGGTTAAACAACTGAGGGAAAGACAAGAACGCTTAAACTTCAAGCAATATAACGACCCTACATTTAACAGATTCTCCGCATTGGACTACTCAATGGTAATTCCTGCAGGATATGCAGAAGCACAATACAACGAAGCGAGAAGGGCTCATGAGTATTAACAGAAACGAACTATGGGAACAAATAGGCCTAGAATCAAAAGACGGCCTTTTTACGAACCTAAACTCAAGAAGCAAACACGCCGCAAAGACATCAAGAAGGCTCTTCGAGAACAGTCTTGCCAATGAATATGTCCCTCCAATATGGGCAAAGAACATTTATACATCTCCAGACGGAAAAGTCTATGAGGATGTAAAAAAGTCCCTCGATAAAACAAAGCCACTTAGCAAAGGCTCTATTGGCGACGCTTTAAAAGCAGAAGCAATAACGAATTCAAGGAATAGGACTGCAGCAGAAAGAATATTCGGAGCCATGCCAGGCTCCGATAAATTCAATTCTACCCAACCAGTAAGGGGCGGCGGAATTAATAACATGTATGCGTTCAATAGCTTTGAATCATTTGCAACAGCAGGTATGACAGACCACTTAGGTAGAGCTTCAAAGTTTGCAATGGGATATGGTCTCCGTGACGACCTTATGAACTCCATAGGTTTAATGACAAGACACCAAAAGTCAATCATCTCATCATCTGCAACCAAGATGTCAGATAAGCTGTTTACAGGTATGGCGCCGGTAATGGGTGGAGCATTTGCATTATCAGAAGCATCCGACTACATTCTGGGCAACAAAGAGTCTACATTAACAGATAACGCCGCAACATCAATAGCGGGAATGGCACTTTCTGCAGCAGCAGGAACATATGGGTTTAGAGTGGGCAAAGAACTGACACATGCGGGCACATCCCTACTGAAAGCCGTGCCAAAAGTCGGAAAAGTCGGCATTGGAGAGACAGGCAAAGCACTAGGTGCAGCAGGTAGAATTAGAGGTGCTGCAAAACTTACAGCAGGTTCTGTTGGAGGCCTTGTAACAGGCGCGGGCCTAATGTTGGCAACAGACAGCATAATCAATGTTGCTAAAACAATGGCGGACAGAGATAACAACATCATCAAAATGAGACAATCTTTATTCTCCCCAGGTGCAGCATCAACATCTGTCAATACCGCACAATTGGCCACAAGCAGACAAAGAGCCTTTGCAAAGCTATCCAAGTCTTCTCTTAATGACAAAGGATACATCCTAGGTAATGAAGCTGCCATCCTGAAGGGAATCTATTAGTATGGAAGAACAAAACCTAAACAACGACTACATTCGTAAGGACATTCCTGAGGATGATAACAGAACCCCCACATCGTCTTTAATTCAGTTATACGAGATGCCGTGGAGGGAGTATTTAAAGCACAAAAATTACGACACAGACATTAAAAACATGTGTAGTAATTGCCAAAAAGAACAAATTCGCAAGTACGGCAAAATAACAATCAAATGTTCCGGACCAAAAGACATAAGTGTAGTTGACCCAGAGATAGTTGCACAGCTAAACAAAGAAGAGATTGAAGAGGTCAAACAGGCCATGAGTCCTGTGTATTGGGCCGATAAGAACATCGACGTTCTCCAAACAGACCCAAATAAAAGGCTGTACGTTCCAAGATGGTATCAATCCATGATTATTAGCTGCTCCGCCTCTAAAAAAGCGGTTAGATGCGGACGACGTTCAGGCAAATCATACGGATTAGGTATCGATATAGCGAATAGACTTGTTCAAAATACAAATTACCAAATCCTTGTTGTAACACCATTCCTGTCTCAAGCAAAAGAACTAACGCTCGTAGTTAAGAAAATCCTTCGTTCGTTAAGTGCCACAATAGGAACATGGGACGAACTGGTAGAACGTTCTGTAACCTCTCCGTATCAAGAAATACAGATGAGGAACGGCTCCACATTCAAGGCGTTTACGGCCGGCAATGACAACGCAAATGCTGTTCGCGGGCAGGGTGCGCACCTTATCATTATCGACGAGGCAGACTTCTTAACTCAGGAAGCATTTGACTCTATCACTGCTATTCTGATGGACAAACCAAATACAGAAATTATTTGTACATCAACACCAATGGGTGAGGGCCTATTGTACAAGTTTTCAAACTCAAAAGATTATAAAGAGTTTCACTTCCCATCATTCGTCATTCCACACTACAATGATGATATGGACAAGGAGTTCAGAAATTCATTATCCATGATGGCATACCTTCAAGAGGTCATGTCAGAATTCGGCTTGTCCGATAACTCTGCATTCGATATAGATTTAATCAACCAAAGTAGAACTATTGAGCCGATTAGGAATCTAAATGACGTAATCCATAATAGGGAAAGATATATTCTTTCGCTAGGATGTGACTGGAACGCGGATAAGGTTGGTACAAGAATCTGTATTATCGCTTACGATAAAGTCGAAAAACATGTATTTATCGCAAACTTATCTAATGTTAGAAGAGAAGGTTGGACACAGGTTGCAGCAGTTGAAAAGATTGTCGAACTTAATAGGCTCTACAGGCCGGATTATATCTATGTAGACGAAGGCTTTGGCGAAGCAAACGTTCAACAATTAAAACTTGTTGCAGTTAATGGCTTTGGTAAAATCCCGATGGACCACCCTGACCTGCTGCTAAGAAATGTAACAGCAGTAAACTTCGCATCTACATTAGAGCTAAAAGATGTGATGACCGGAGAGATTCGTAAGAAATACTTTAAGAACTTCATCGTAGAGACAACAAAACGTGCCCTAGAAACAAGGTCATTAGCATTTGGGAATTCTCTTGCTGACCCTATTGTAGAGCAAATGAAAAACTACATCATAAAAGGTCGCTCTTCAAATGGCCGAGAAACATACGAGGCTAAAAATCACGAGATTGGTGACCATGACCTAGATGCATTCATGATAGCTCTTGCCGGACTTCATCTTAACGAAAATTCTATCCTTGATACAAGGAGATACTCTAACGTTACGATATTACCACTTGAAAAACGTGGCTCTGAGATATATAATGGCTCGAATAAAATAGAAAAACGTTCTTATTCCAATGAGGACAAATATAACAGAACCACCCGTATGAACTCCGGAGTAAGCAGACGTTCAGAGCTAAGTCGCGGGCCAACAGGAAGAGGTTCTATATCAAGAGACACAGCATCTAACTTTATGAGTAGATACAGGACCACAATGAGGTCAAGGCCCAGATAGAAGGATTTTCAACATAATGGATTACAATCTAATCAATATTACTGATAGCACCGTTTTATCGGATGCCGGTATTTGCTACTATGACCCGATAGAAGAGGTTATCAAAGAAATTGGTTCTGGATATATGATGGGGACTAATCCAAAGTCCCCTGTAATCCATAAGCTAATGCTGGTAATTAAAAACGGGCAAATCAGTAAGGTAAAAGTTAGGGCCATCAAGAATAACGACCTTGAGGCCCTATTTGACGTGAAGGTACTTCCAGGCACATCAACTCCCGGGCTATCTTCGTTCGATGAAGTTGACTCATACAACAGTCTGGAAATAACAGAGGGCCTACAGCCACATTCGTTAATTCCATTCCATGTTTATATCAAACCAAAGGGCCCAATTAATGCCCTATTGAATATGCCATTGGAGCTCACCTATGAGTTCTAATTTTACTGTAAAAGAAATTACAAGCATCCTAGAGGAACTTGTATCGGCAAAATCTCAACTCCTAGACAAACTAAAAGACCTTAAGGTTGCAGTATCGGAGGAAAGAGACCCGGATGTAGTTACTGCAATTAAATCCCTCTATGGCAACGACTATATAAAAGACGGCAAAGCGACAATAACATTCGAGATGGTTGCACAATGCGTAGATATAGTCAGAAGGGCCGGAAGAGCTAAAGCATCGGAGCTTATTAAATGATTGACTTATGGGGCTCTGCAACTCAAAACACCATTGTTGACCAACAAAGGTCAGAGTTATACATGAGGATATTTCAATATGCCTCAGAGGACTTTGCAAACAACCAAGACATGCAAACGTTTGCAAACGACATAGTTCAATGGGCATCATCGGTGGAAAACAGGATGAAGAAACTTGAGGCAGAGCTAAACACCCATACTCATCAAGTTCCTGCACATACGCATCAGGTGCCTCCTCATACACACCTGATAATGCCACATACTCATCCAACCTCTATGGGGCCTAGCGGACCTAATATACCAACACCAACAGATACGGGAACACTGGCAGTTACCGGAACAAACGCAACATTCGACACATTGAAGCCCACAAAAGAGCTCAAGTGGCAAGAGGGACAAATTCCTAAGCTATACCAGAATACATCTGGGGCGATAACAAACCTTAATAACAAATTATCAGCAAGCTCGGGAATTATCGGAGACCCTATTGTCCACCCAAGACGTTCAGTTCCATTGCCAAAATCAGTTGCACCAAATATCCCACCATATCTGTTGCCAATACCAGTATAGGAAATAAATGGAATTAAGTAGAAAAGTAAACCCTACGGCAGGAACAACATATGCTGTTGCATATGCACAGCTTATTGTTGACCACTTCTCAAAGGCCCTACAGGAAAATGGCTGCTTAATCCAAGTTCCTGTCGGCCTTTATATCCAATTTGACGACCAATATAATAGATTAGTAGATTACATAGATAGTGCGATAAATGCTGGAAATATTGATAATGACGGTGCTGGCGGGCAATCTGACAGCGTCGTTTCTCCTAACGGGGCTATTGACCCTGGACATATATCGGCGATAAAGAACGCCATAAGAAAAGCAAGTAACGATTGCTTTGCCTGTAATATAGAAAAGCCAAAGTTCGACTTCTCGGGCATATTCGGCAATCTCATGGGCGATATTACAACATCGCTAGACCAGTTTAAGAATCTTGGTAAGTACAATAAGGCATCCGTATGCCAGTATGCATTCTTCCTTTCGTACTTATGTATCCCAGACTTGCTTAAGCTAATAGCTCTTATACTTGCAGCAATAGTTAAGGTTACACAAAACATTCAGCTACCAAGATTAACCGTCGCGGTATTCATCAATGCAATCCTCGGCGCGATTATAGAAGTTCTTGTTAAAAACATTTCAATCTTGGCTAGATTTGCACTTACTCCTGTATTGTGTATTCTTGATTCAATCGATTCTATCATCGACCAATTGCCAACTCCTGAAAATATTCGCAATACAAGTGCAAAAGAATTAGAGCAACTTGGTGCAAGCAAAAAATTCATGGAAGGTAAATACGATACTAACCTTAAAAAGAAAACACAAAAAATAAGGGAACAGTACGTATCAAGGGTCAATGGCCTTTCAGATGCCGCAGAACAAAATACTCGCAAGTATGTAGAAGAAATAATGGGTCCTCTTCAGGAAACCATCAATAAAAGTGTTGAATCTCTGAATAATTCTATTTCTGAATTAACAGGACTCTTAAATCACTTTAGTTGTGAGCCCGCAAGAAGTGGGTTATCTGTTTCTCAATACTTGAGTAACCTTTCAGAGCTAATGGCTCTTGCAAACCTGCTAAGATATATTGTCAGGATGAAGTCCGGCAAGGCTGCATTAGAGAAGCTATGTAATGCTCCAGGCAACGATAACTTCGGCCAAGATAACGACACCTCAGGATTCGATGGAATTCTTTCTATTAACAATATTGGTTCAGCTATCGCCGATACAATTGGTTCCGATATCGAACTGATAACAGACGGCAATGGCAACGCTATCGCCGTAGCAATTAAGGATGACAGCGAAGGTAACAAAGATAATTTGTCTTTCTTCTCCTGTAACCTTGATGAATTTGCAAGGTCAGTAACCGTCCCGGGCCTAATTCAAGAGATTGCGAAATACGATTTTCCGCATATCAATGTAGAGGAATGGAATCCTTCTCCATGGAAAGTGACAGTAGTTCCGGACTCAAAATACGACTACGGCCGGCCTAATACTTCTATTGTTCCATTAGTAATCAATACAGACGACCCTAATTGGAGTATCCCAAAACATATCCAAACAGTCGTAGGTTTTATAGATAAATACAATGGAGCAACAGACCCAGCAAGAACATCAAACGAAATCACATTCGTAGACGAAGACTTAAATAGAATCCTGAAACAAAGGTACATCAAAACAGAGGACGATAATATCGTCGAAGGATTAACAGATTCCTCTGTCAGAATCGTCAATGAAGACGGAAGTATTAAGATAATAGATTCAACTGGACGAATCCAGTCAAATAACGGCTCACCAACTCCTACCGCAGTAGAAAGCGTAGAGAGGATGATATCTAGCTTCAAAGGCGGCACCGGACTCTTAGATTGTGTGACTGATATAGACAACGTCCTTAATAAACTCGGAGACATCAAATGAAGGACGAAGAACTAACGGTACTATTAAGCACCAACTATTCTTCAAGCCCAAGGGAAATTAAGGACGCCCTAAGCAGAAAGGCCGTTGGTATTAAAAGACACTCTGTCTTAAATCCGGGCCTCTCTTACTTTGGAAAAAGAACAGGTTCTCTTGAAGATACAATCTTTAGCGGTTTCAAGAATCACGAGTATGACCTTTACGAATACTCAAGGATTATAGATACAGAAGCAATTGTCGCCAAAGCATTTGAACGGCAGCGGGCCCTGATATTCAAAAACGGATTCTACTTCGAGTCAGACAACACTGAAAACGTCGAATACATTAAATCAAGAATCCGCGAAATCGAATACGTAACAGGAATTACATTCCGTACATTTATCGAGGAAATGGCATATAACCTTGTTATGTTTCATAACTCCTATATCCTATTGGTAAGAAACGAAGACAAGTCCACAGGTGAAACTGTAAACGTAGGCAACAAAGAGCTCCAGCCAATAGCAGGATGGTTTAATCTTCCAACAGAATCCATCCAGAGAAAAATCAAAGAAAACGGCGACATCGAAATGTACAAACAATACATTGATGCAGCTACATTCAGAATTTTCTCTCCCGAAAAGGTTAGACACCTTAAGTACAACTCCCGCTCAGGTTTTACGATGGGGACACCTCCATTAGAGGCAGTAAAAGATGACATTCTTGCCTTAAGAAGAATCGAAGAATCCGTAGAGACGCTTATCTACAAGGGAATCTTCCCTATGATTCACATCAAGGTCGGAAGTGAAATGCGTCCTGCATCAGTGCTTATGGATGGCAGAGATGAAGTTGAGGCAATGAGTCACCTAATGAGGGAGCTTGACGAGTTCGGTGGAATCACCACCAGCGAACGCGTAGAAGTCAAAGCAATCGGTTCAGAGTCTCTTGCTCTTCGTGTTGAAAGCTACCTCGAATACTTCAAAGACCGAGTTATGCTTGGCCTTGGTGTATCAGACATCGACATGGGTATCGGTGACTCTTCCGGCCGGGCCACGGGGCAAATAGTCTCACAAACACTAAAAGAAGCAGTTATCAATAAGCAAGACACACTATCCGAGTTTATTACACATTATCTGCTTAAGCCCCTATTGGTTGAGTCCGGCAAATACAATGCAGAATACGAAATCCCAGAAGAGGATTTAGTTAAATTCAGATTTAACCATGTAGACCAAGATGCCCGCATTAAGATAGAGTCCCACATCCTAAATATGTTTAATAGTGGACTTATCTCCATTAATGAAGCAAGAACAGAAATCGGATACAAAGAGATTAGTGATAGAGATGTTTCTAAGATTGGTAAGGACAAGGAAAGAATCCTTCCATCTTATCAAGTAGAGACAGCAAAAGCAGCTGCAGCAGCATCGGCCGCCGGAAAAGAAAATAGTTCCGGCAACAAGACAAAAGCACAAGGTTCACAAAAAGCCTCTGCTTCAGTCACTAATCCTAAGAACCAATTCTCTGACAGTAAGTCTGCATCTTCTGAATTATTCCCCATTGAAAATATCAGAAAGATATCTGATAATAAAACGCTACTATATGAATATATTGAGAATCATATAAAATCGATTGTTGACATATCAGATTCCCAAAAGGATAATAGCGTAAAAGATATTGCTTCTGTCTTCTCTAATTCAATCGGCCTTATGTGTGAATCTGAAGAAACATCAGACTCGGACATCGAAGATGCATTGCTTGAGATGTACAGACTAGCCGGAGAAATTTAGTGACAGACTTTAACGACCGCTTTGAAGCGACAGCAAGGGTCAGTGTAGATGAGGAGATTCAGCAAAGAATCTCCGATTCTCTATCCAACGGTGCAAAAATAAAAAGTATAACCGTAAAGATGGAAGCCACCCACTCTGGCCGACCAAATGGAAACAACTGGATATACACACCATCAGGAATGATGGCCGGTCATAAAACATTTGTGACTCCGGTATATAAACCGGTAACAGAAGAGCATCGCCCAGATTCAAGAACACTCGGGCGCGTCATCTCTTCAGAGTATATCCAATACCAGGAGTTCAAAGATTCATTCAGTAAGCTTTCTCCTGTAGAATACCTAAGTCAGGCAAAAGAATCCGGACTTGATAAAAAATACCGTTCAAGAGCATACAAAGGTCTTGGGCATATCGAACTTGTAGCAAAAATAACAGACAAAGAAGCGATTGACAAAATCCTTGACGGGGAATTTGGATTTGTTTCTGTCGACGGGCGCGTAGAAGATGCCTATTGTTCAATCTGTTCAACAAAGGTTAATTCCCCAAACAGATGCGAACATAAGCGCGGTGTCAAATACGGGAACGACAAATGCTACTACGTCGGAGGCAAAATGCACTTCGACCACATATCATATGTTGCAAACCCTGCAGATACAAATGCCAGAGCAACATTGATTCGGGATAGTAAAAATAGTCAATCCCACCTACAGATATTAGATTTTGAAATAGAAAAAGGTAAACAGATGACAGTAAAAATCGAAGACATCAATAAGTCTAGCGAAGCACTTGTCGAATATGCCAAAACTCTAGGGATTAAAGACTATCGGCTTCCCTCTGAGGAAGGCCTAACTATCCTGGATTACGTTTTTGGCGAACAAAAGACCTATCCGATTTCAGACAAACTGTCTGCAGCATTGGCGATGTCTTTCTTCTCTACAAAAATTGAAGATTCAGCAGATAAAGAACCAATCGTCACCTTAATCGAAGACAAGCTGAAAGAGCTTGAAGTTGAAGATTACGAGGCAGTCATTGCAGAAGCCGTCGAGGCGAGCAAAGAAACCAAAGAGCAGGAAAAGGTTTCAGACGGCATCGAAACAGGCTATGCTCAGGCAGAATTCAATAACGACGCACTGATTGAAAAACTTACAGTTGCAATCTCCGATAAACTTCAGGCTGTAATCTCAGGTAATGCAGGCGGATACCTTGCTTCTCAAAATAAAGTCTTGAGACAAGAGTTGGCTAATAAAACCGTCGAGCTTGCACAAATTCGTGATATGCTAAAAGAATCAATCGTTTCCCAGATTTCAACTATTGAGAAAATCTCGGATTCTGCTAAAATTGACGAATTGAAAAAACGAACAATCGAGTCGCTTTCAGACAAACTGAAAGACCTTCAAGCTTCAGCAGCAGAGCAGACCAAGGCAGTTCCGGAAATTGTTAAAGATTCCGTAGAAGAACCGAAAGAACCTAAACAACCTCTTGAGCCAGGTTCTGTAAAAATCGAAGACTCTGCCGAAGGCGAAGGCAAAGATAAAGAAAAAGACGAAAATCTGACAGTTCAAGACGGACTGGAATTTGGCAGCAAAGAAGAATGCTATGCCCAGTTCATGTCTATCCTGAACACACAGGGCATTGCGGCAGCTAAACAGTTTGCCGAAAAAGCTAAAATCAAGGCGTAAGCTTAACAAACTGGAGAGAAATCCATAATGTTTCAATATCAAAACACAGCTGCTACTACCCCTAAAACCAAACACTATGGCCGTGAGAACTGGGCAACTCCTAACGTCATGTTCTCAGAAGGTATGCACCCGGCTGGTCAATTTATGCCGGCCCCATACCTGCCGCTGATTCGTGTTCCTTCAAAAGACATTAAAACCCACGTTGTAATTTCAACTGGTAAAGTTGTTGCATTGGACAGCAACGGCTATGTAGTTCCTGCTGGTCTGGCTGACTCTGATGCAGAATACACCCAAGTCGACGTTGATGAAGGCGTAATCGGACCTGATGGTCAACCCGTAACTGCAGGTCAAAAAGTTAAAGACAAATTGACTACCGCCGGACTGACAATTTCAGCTCCTGTTGGTGTTGCATTGTACGACTTCTGGCGTCATCCAGGTGGCGACGGTATCAACCCTGCCCACTTTAACTACAAAAACCTGAACTACCAACACCGCGTTCAATTCGTATGTGATTACATGATTGAATTGCCATTGGTTACTTCAGATGCCGAATACGCCAAAGCTCCTCTGAAAGGTATTTCTGCATTCATCGCGGCTAAAGGTCCCAGCACCGGAAGCGGCACTCTGGCAGACTTCACCACAGTTAAACCTGGTGACTTTGTTACTTTCGACAAAAACTCGAATATGATTGTAGCCCAATCAACTACCGAAAAAGAAAAAATTCTCGGACAAGTTCTGCAAGTTGTTGCTCCTGAAAGTGACAGTCTGTTGAAACTGACCCGCACAAGCTCTGCCGGTGGTCACGACTTAGACAAAATGCCCGGTACCGCAACTGGCGGCCTAGAACACAAAATTGCATACTCTAACGGTTACGGACTTGTTCGTATCAACTTGATTAACCGCTAATAAACAACCATAGGAATAATTTACAACTATGTCTAAAAAATTCGACGAAGTATACGCAAAAGAAAAAGAAAGCATTCAGTTTATCCGTGGCCTGTTTGACAATAGCGGCAAAACCGCAGATGGTGCATCAGTTTCAATCAGCGATGCTCTGACCGGCAATATCCCGGAACTGAAATTCTCAGATGCCTTCGCTACTCCGAACTTCCCAATCGCATTCAAACGAGTTGTTGAAGAATTCGTTATCAGCGCTGTTGAGCCAAACCTTATTGGCCAACGCCTGTTGCAGAAAATCTACATTGACCCGAATATCACTCAGGTCAACGTAAGTACCTACGGCGCTATCGAAGTTCATGACAACTCTGTTGCAGAGGGCGGTGAATACCCTGAAGTCAGCACCACTAACGGTGGTGGACAATTGTTCGCTGGTGTTGGTAAATATGGTAACCGTATCCGCATTACCGACGAAATGCTGCGCAACTCCCAATGGGACGTTGTTGCATTCCACTTGACCCGTCTGGGCCAGGCAATGGCTCGCGCTAAAGAGCAAAACATCTTCCGTATGATTAACTCTGCCGGTGTTACCGTATTCGACAACGATAATCCTACCCAGTCTATCTTGGGCCGCACTACCGGTCGTGATATTTCTGGTGCAGGTAACGGTTCCTTCACTGCAGACGACATGTACGATATGTACGCTAACATGCTGGAACGTGGTTACAAACCTAACGTAATTCTGTGTCATCCTTTGGCTTGGGCAACCTTCACCAAAGACCCGGTTATGCGCGAATACGCTCTGAAAAACGGCTCTCTGGAAAACTGGTTCACCTCTATGCCGTCAGAAAACCTGTCTGGTTCAGTATCAGAAGCATTCCGCCGCTTTGGCCGTATGTCTGGTCAGCCGGCTACTCCTCTGACAGAAAATGAACGTGTTGGCACTCAGAACACTCCGTTCAAGTTCCCGGCATACTTCCCTGGAACTAAAGGTCTGACCATCATCGCTTCTCCGTTCGTTCCGTTTGATGCGGCTAAGAAAACCACTTCTATTATTATGCTGGACACTACCGAACTGGGTGCAATCTTCGTTCAGGAAGAACCGACCGTTGAGCAATGGGATGACCCGGCACGCGATATCCAAAATATCAAAATTCGTGAACGTTACGGCCTGGCATTGTTCAATGATGGTCAAGCAGTATCTATCGCTAAAAACGTTAGCATCGAACCTAACGAAATCGTTCTGCCTCCTCAGGCTATCGTTAGCGACTTGCCACGAATCCAACGCAAGTAATTTTCTAAAACTAGGTATATAATATACTCATAGTTGATTAACAACATGGGGGTAGGGCTAAAACTCCCTGCCCCCATTTTTTATTGGTGAATAAATGAAAGCAATTCAAGCAAAAGTAAAACTGTTAACGCAGATGTTCCTGTTCGGAGAAAAGATTAGCCTCAAACGCGGAGAAGAAACAGTTTTCGACATTTCAAAATTAGGAATCGGAGACTTGGAAATTTTAGCCCATCACATTCGCCGTGGCGAAATCGAATCCAATGTTGCATCTGACCGTTTCTACGAGCGGGCCGCTACACTTAGAAAAGAAGTTGCGCAAGGCAAATACGACAATGTTCTTAAACTTGAGGACGTTCAAGAGGTTAGAGTCCTTGAAGCAGAAATCGAACTTGAGGACGGCACTAAAACCACCCTTGCCGCATTGGAAGAAGCCCAGAAAGCTGACCCACGGATTCAGTTTGTAACTGATAAAATCTTAGACGCAGCTACATCAGTTGCAATGATTGCAGTTAAGAACATCCCCGATGTAACTCTCGAAATTCTGGAATTCGCTAAAGAATCCGAAACCAGAGGTAAAAATCGTCGTGGTGTTATTACTACAATCGAATCTGAAATCGCCCGTCTGAAACAGGCTCCCGCAGAAGAAGTTGAATCAGACGAAAAAGAAATCGAGAAATAATCTAGAAACGGGCGGCATACAATGTCAGGAAAACTAATAGTAGAAAAGGCTCTAAACACAGAAGAGCAGCTTAGCTTTATGCCTCTAAAGGGGTCTTTAAAACTAAAGTTATCTGAACCTGTAGCAGTAGAGACCCTTAAAAAACACATTGCCGTCCTAAGGGTCGGTAAAACATCCGGACTAAAAGAGAATGTAAAATCATATAGCGATGCATTCAGAGCGGACCGCTCTGCTTATGTAGAAACAGAAATCTCTGTTGATGGAACAGAAGTTACCATCACTCCGGTAAACCCATTCGAAGAGATGTCGGATTATGTTCTTTATATAACAAGAGACATAACATCGGTATCAATGGAAATCCTTATTGACGGTCAGCCCGCCGGAGATAAGATTAGCGTCAATCCTCCTATTGAAAAAACAATAGAAATCAAACCAATCAGTAAGCCAATAACAAGGAGCGGGACCAAAGTTATTCTTGCTGACGTTTACCTTGACGGCGCTAAGGTAGTAGAAAAGGGCGTGTATTCCTTAGATAGCGGCATAGATGTTGAAGGGTCTACAATAACAATAAAAGACCCTTCTATTTCTATAGGCATCATCAAGGTTATCCCTACGGTAACGTCGAAATCCGAAGAGGATTATTCTCTTAAATTTAGCACCGGAAGAAAACATCCCGTAGAAGACAAAACTCCGGAAGCAACATCATCAAGAATAACAGCAGAAAAGCTGTACGACTTCTATAAAAATCCGTACGAGATGATTCTCCATACATCAGGGGGAAAATCACAGGTACAACAAGGTCAGCAAACAGGACGGGCGGGCCAAAATGAAGAACAGCCTCAACCTGAAATTGAAGTAAAACTCCCAAATAAAATCATCTTCAATTTTAACAAAACCCTTGCCGATATCCCTATTGATTTAGCTAACTTCAACTTTGAAATGACAGAAGCCTTCAACAATAACCATCTCGCACCAATGGGCTTCTTTAAAGAGGACACATCCTACATTCTAGAGTTTTCTACCATAAGAAATAATAAATCCATTATGATAGAAGTTATCGAGAATGATGATGAAGAGCCT